GTAATGAAGCTGTAGGTATTTCTTGTAAATTAGGCGAATGAATACCTGCTATACGTACACGCACACGACCCATTTTCTTTGGATCTAATCTATCTTCTACTACACCATAATACATCATACTACTTCAACCTCATAATTTATTCCAGCTCGCATTGCTTCAACATTAATTTTATATTCTTTTGGTTTAATTGTGTGTTGAATTGCACTACACAAATATGTACCTGAATTAATTGGATCTCTATCATCCTTTACATCTAGGTTAGGTTTCATTCGTTTAAAGTTTAAATCAATTAAAATACCAGGTCTAATATTAGGATGTGTATCTGCAGTTAATTGTATAATATTATTATTCATACGTGCTTTATATGCAGAGCTATTATATTTCTGGCCAGAATCATTATTATATAAATTACCAACAGTTGTATTATATGCTCTATTATTTGTTTTATAGAATCTGTTATTAGATTTGTACATTTCCGAGAATTTTAATTCATTAAATTTATATTTTGTAGATGAATAACGATTCTCTGTTAATGACAAACCATCTTCTTTATCAGAATAATCGAATACTGATTCTGTAAATGTTTTATTCGATATATCGAATGTTGTAATACCTGAAGCAAAATTACCAGATTTAATATTATTAAATGTAGGATAGCCGCGTTTAATTACTGCATCAACCATTGCTGATTGCTTAGTGTTCATCTGACGCATTGCTTCACCAGTTTCATCATTGTTTACTGGATTGATATTCTTTAATTTAATTGCAGTATCTTGGAACATCATATCTCCAAGTGATTGTAGTCTTACTTTACCATCTAGTACTGATTCCCATAGAAACAACGGCGTACCGTCATTACTATATGTGTATTTTAGCACATTAGTTATTGCGTTGTATGGTTTAATATATGGGAATACGATATTATGCGCAGATCCACCTTCAGATAATACTTCAATGTCTTCTTCTAAATAATCAGAATGAATATTCTTTATAATATCAGTATTACGTCCGGTATATGAACGTGAGAATAAATTAGTAGCATTTAAAAACTGCTTGAGCGATACTAATTTAAGAATGTATGCGCCGTAACCTTCGTTAATTTGTTTTGCATCTTTAATCTCTGCAACATTAAATACTAATTCAACTTCAGTATCTTTGAACTGATAATAAATGAATACAGTTTCTTGTCCTAGGATAGGTACCTCAGATATTAAATTTGAATCATCAAGGATTTGAATCTCACCAGTCAAATGCGGACTGAATATATTCTCGTAAATATCGATACGAGAAGCTTGTTTCGTAATATCCCAATTCTTCTTGGTGATACCCGAATATAGCGTGACTCTATATTCTTGTAACGCCTTTGGCGTAATGTTCTGAATTTCACGACTCATGATGCTTTATTCTTCAGTTCCTTAGAGAATGCTCGAGCTACATCTTTAATATGTTGTTTTTTGATTACTTTAATTCTGCCTAATTCGATATTACGATCGAACTCATACTGATAGTTTGTATATTCATATGATGCACCAGTATTTCTACGAATAGGATTACCGTTACCATCGCGATATTCTTTTGGCGCATAAGCTCTGCTTACAATAGATTCACATGTTAAGAAGTCACCAGTAGTAATACCAGAAATACCTTCACCATTTGCATCAAATGTTCCAGTTAATGGTTTAATTTCGATATAACCTAATGTAGGATATTTATTAACTAATGTACCAGTTGCACCGGTAACCTGACCTTCTACAGTTTCACCGATTTCAAACTTACCGGCAATTGTATCAAACTCAGAAGAACTAATTTGACCTGCAATTGCTGCAATATTATTGTATTTACATTCGGCATATTCTTTTAATTCATCATTGGATTTAGGCCAATCTTCGTATATGTTAACAATATGCTGATTGATTAACATAAATGTCCAATAATAATCAGGAGTACCATATAATCTCATTGATAAGTTATCTGGACGTTCCCCATTTTGAATATGCATGTATGAATACAAAGAAATATCATCTAAATATTTAGAAGTAATACGCGCAAAATTAGTAAGATTAGTCATCTCCTGATAATAACCAGTACCGCGTAAATCGTATTTTACTTTTTGAAAATTCTTAAAATAACTCATTAGAAACCTGCCTCAATTAATTGACGATGCAGAGGCTGAATTTCCTTGAATGATAAACTCAAAAGGATTTCAACTGGTCTATTACCGTGTTTATAATATGACATAGAGTTAGGGTTAAATGTTGTATTTGCACTTTCTAAATACATTTCAGGTAGTGCAGGAATACCTTCAACATTCTTAATTTGTAAACTAAATGCATCTGGGAAAGTATATGCAAAACCTGCATCTGTAATATCCGGATACATTCCCATTCTAAACCATTTAATAATTTTCTCTACAGTCTCTGATTCTTTTTGTGATTCTGGAATAAATCTAAATGATAATGAAAACGCTCTCATTGATGGAGCTTTAAACAATAAGAATTCTCTTGGATTAATTGCAGATTGCCATGACTTAGATGCTTCTTGTACTAACACATTTGTACCTGCACCTAATGCAGCACCACCAAGTACAGCTTTAAGCAAAGTACCTTTATTACCAAGTCGACTTGCAATAGCTGCACCTGAAGCTACTGCAGCTCCAGGACCAAAAGCTCGAGCTCCCGCAGTCATATCATCTTCAAAATTATTATAGATATCACCTATTTTATCAAGGCCTTCTGAAATACTCGATGAATCAATTAGTTCTGCGCCTCTAGCAAATGCTGTACCAAACACACCAGTTGATGCTGTATCATACATCATGTTATCTCCAATGGCAATACCCATTGGAACGTACATTGCTACCTTTCCTTCTTCAACTAACTGTACACTTCCATCTGTTGCAGTACCAGAGATTTCGCCTCTTAAAACCTCGTCCAATTTAAAAGCATCATTACCATTATTTGCTGCGTCTGAATATACTGCACGATGTCGACCAAATAGAATAAATGGAGCGCCCGAAGATGAACCCATGGTCGCTGGATATCTCATAACTGCTTCTGACATAGAATATTCCTGTTATAAATAAAATTTTATAAGAGTATTTATAATGGTAGGACGATGGCTTATAAAGGAAAATACAAACTAAAAAATCCTAGCAAATACGTAGGTGATCCTAATAAAGTTGTCTTTAGATCATTGTGGGAGCGTAATGTCTTTCGTTGGTGTGAAGCCCAGTCCAATATTGTTGAATGGTGTAGCGAAGAAGTTGTTATACCTTATGTATGTAAAACTGATAACAAAGTTCATAGATACTTTATTGACATATATTTTAAGACTAAAGACGGCAAGAAGTATCTCATTGAAATTAAACCGAAGAAAGAAACATCTCCACCTAAGAAACCACAGCGTAGATCTAAACGGTATCTTAGCGAATCATTAACATTCATAAAGAATCAATCCAAGTGGGAGGCAGCAACTCAGTTTGCAAAGGATAACGGTGTCACATTCCAGATCTGGACTGAAGATACATTAAAACAACTTGGAATAAAAACCCTAGCAAAGTGATATAAATAACAGTATGGCAGAATCAATATTTGGTAAATTAGAATCAGAAGCATTTAGAGCTGGAATTCCTGCAAGAACGGAAGAGTCCAGACGTTGGTTTATGAACAAGCTTAAAGAGCTTGGCAGTGTAAACCGACATGATCTTCTTAAGGACGATTTGGTATCATCTCGTCAGCGTTTTGGTATTGGTAATATGTACATGTTCTTCTATGATCCAAAACATAGACAGACATTACCATACTATGATGCATTTCCATTAATTGTTGCGGTTAAACCTGCACCTGGTGGTTTTTATGGTTTGAATCTTCATTACCTACCACCTGCATTAAGAGCTAAAATGCTTGATGCATTATTAGAAACTAAGACTAATAAACAATGTAATGATTCTACAAAATTTGCTGCAACATATAAGATGCTGCAGAATACATCACGTTTGAGATATTATAAACCGTGTTTCAAACATTATTTAAGTAAGCATATCGATTCGAAGATTGCATTGGTACATTCACCTGAGTGGGAGATTGCTACGTTTATGCCATCTGAACAATTTAGAAAAGCTAACGCCAGAAGAGTATGGCGTGATTCTAGGAAGATGATTTAATGCCAGTTCCAGCGAGTATCGACACACTAAAAGCCTCTGTCAGTAGACGTGGTGGTATGGCGAAAGCCAATAGATTTGCAGTATATTTTTCTCATCCAGGTAAAAAAGGTGGTTTACTAGGTGGACTAATCAATACCGATATCAGTGGTATTGTATCTAATGTTGCACGTTCTGCATTATCTGGCGGTAAGATCTCAGCTGGTGGTTTTATTAATGATCCACGTGATATGTTCTTATTCTGTGAATCTGTTAGTTTACCTGGTAGACAGATTGCGACACAAGATTTCTTTACAAGTATGAAAGCATATAAAAGACCTTATGGTTATATTAACGATCAGGTTACTTTCAACTTTAATTTAACCAACGATTATTACGCGTATAATTATATTAAGTCTTGGATGGATACTATTGTAACAAGAGTAGACCAAGACCATTTCGAGATTGGTTACAAATCAGAATTTACAGGCGATATTACTATACAACAACTTGGTAATACTGACTATGTTCCCGTCAAAGGTATTAAATTGGTTAATGCTTTTCCGGTAACAATTTCATCAATTGGTTTATCTAACGCATCAGAGAATACAATTTCACAAGTATCTGTGACATTTGAATTTGATGATTGGGAAGAAGAATCATTTCTTGATGGAGTACTTGGCCAATTGGGCGGCACACTTGCTGGCCTTGGCATCGATGCACTTGGCATTTAATATTATAACAGGAGTGAACTGAAATGGCATTGCCTAAAATGAATGTACCTAAGTACAGTACTAAAGTACCATCTACGGGTGAAGAAATTCAATTTAGACCGTATTTGGTAAAAGAAGAAAAGATTTTGATGATCGCACTTGAATCCGAGGACGGTACTCAAATCAATAAT